AGCACCGATAATACTGTAGAACTTCTCAAAGAAGCAGGTATTGAAGTCTATTATCATCCACAATCCAGAGAAGAGTTTGATTTTTCATTAGCAAGAAATACTGCTCTTTCTTATGTGAAAACTGATTGGGCGTTTTCTTTAGACTTTAATGAGAACATAGATGATTTATTTTTAGAAGGACTTGATGCGATTGAAGGTGATTTTACCAAGTTTCAACATCTAAGATTTGATGATATTGGAAAAGAAGAACCACAACAATCCTTTGAGGTTCATACCAGATTTCATCGCACAGAGAATTATAGATGGGAAAATGCCGTTCACGAAATGCCGGTATTTGTATCAACCGAAGACCATCCAGAAGAAGTTTCTGTGGATACAACGATTAAGATTACCAAAAAAATAAACAAATCAATCTCCAAAGAACTTTTTTATCTGGATATTTGTGAAAGAGAATATCAAAAAGACCCAACAAATTGGTATTACATTTGGTTTATTTTTAATCATTATTTTAATGTTAAAAATTATTCAAAAGCACTTGAGTTCGGGCAGGAGTTTCTAAATGTCTCAAAACCTTATTTTGATACTTTTAGAATACTGACTTTTATTAAGTGTAGTGTTTGTTTAATTCAACTTAATGATGTATCAAAAGCGGCGAATTATGCCTTTCACGCAGTTAGCGAAGCGATGAATATGGGAGAACCTCATTTGTCTCAAGCATTCGTTCATCTCAATCAAGTCGCAAAGATGTTAAACAATCCTAACATTACAATCTTTGCTACAGGATTTAATGAGAATACTTTACAATCACCAGAAAGACATCAGGCAATTCAAGAATTATATCAAAGTTTATGAAAATCACAATTCCTGTATCAGTAGGAGAACTGATTGATAAGATTACAATTCTTGAAATTAAGTCACTATTCACGAATAATGAATATGTAAAAAAAGAACTCAAAGAACTAAAACAAATCCAAAATACAATCACTCAATCTATTCTTCAGGAGACAAATGAATTAAGAGAAGTCAATCAATCCTTATGGAAAGTGGAAGATGAATTAAGACAAAAAGAAAGAACTCAAGTATTTGACGAAGAGTTTATTGAGTTAGCACGAAGCGTTTATAAGTTAAATGATAAAAGAGCGAAGATTAAAAAAGAAATTAACGATATTTGTAATTCTTCTTATCAAGAAGTTAAGTTATACTAATTAAAATAAATACTTATAATCAAAGAAAATCATATGAACTTTACGATATATTCCAAAGACAATTGCCCCCACTGCCACAAGATTAAACAAGTTATGGAATTGACAGGAAGTACCTTTGTGGTGTATAATCTTGAAGAGGACTTTACTAAGGATGAGTTTTATGCTGAGTTTGGTGAGGGTTCCACATTTCCTCAAGTCATCTGTAATGATAAAAAAATAGGAGGAACTTTAGAAACAGTCAAGTTTCTTCAAGAACATCATATAGTTTAATGTCTAACATAAATAATGATATCACACCAAATCGTGGTATTGAACTGTTGTTGAGCGGAGGAAAAGAAAAGAAATCTCAACCGGTTGGTATTATTTGTGAAAAGTTAATTTTCTTATTTAAAAGAGAAATAACTATCCATTTTGAATTGTCGGTTAAATCTCATAAGATTGAATAATTTCCTCGCAGGAGAAAACAAATGTTAGCTACAAGTTTAGTTTTCGGTTCCTTTATGACCGTTCTCTTTTTTATTGTTGGACTTTTAGTTGGATGGGTGGGAAGAGAATATATGATGAATTATCGAGAAATACCAAGACAACATCCAGAACTTTTTGATAAAGAAGGAAACTTAATTCCTGATGAGGTGGTTTCTTTGAGTGTTTCACCAGACTTTTATGAAGGATTTCAACAAGAATATGGAGAACTTTTTAATGATGATGACGATGATGACGATGACGATTAATCTCTAAATATTTGTAACTTATTATTCGATAAAAAATTATGACTGCGACAAAAACAACAACTACAAAATCAAAAACAGTAGTAGCAACAAAAAAATCTTCTCCGGCAGCACCTGCGGTTGATAGTCTTCCGGCAAATCCATTTGTCTTTGAAGTTCTTACTCTTGTATCAAAACAAAGAACTAATCCAAAGAAAGTTGAGGTTCTTCAGCGATACGAGGACCCATCATTAAAGTCCATTCTAATTTGGAACTTTGATGAGAGTATTAAATCAGCTCTTCCTGAAGGTATTGTTCCTTACTCAAGTGTTGGGGAACAAGGTTCTTTTAGTGGAACCCTATCCGGCAAAATTGAAGATGCCGTTGGTAAAATGGAAGAACTTAATTCTCGGTCACTTGGATCACAAGATCAGGGACGTTCTTCAATTCGAAAAGAATATACAAAGTTTTATAATTTCGTCAAGGGAGGAAATGATGGATTGAGTTCTCTTCGCAGAGAAACGATGTTTATTAATGTTCTTGAAGGTCTTCATCCTCTTGAGGCAGAAATCCTTTGTTTGGTGAAAGATAAGAAACTTGAAACTAAATATAAGATTACCAAAGAAATTGTCTCACAGGCATATCCCGATATTAAATGGGGAGGCCGTTCGTGAATAAATCTCTCAATATTATGGAGTCCAAAAAGAAGGAGGAAACCATAGTGAACTGGTCCAACGAAGAAAAAAAGTCACTTCCTCCACAATATGGATGCGAAATACTTGTTTATGATGGTTCAGTTGATGATGTAAAATCAACTCAATATCCAACTGATGCTTATATTGTATTTTATGAAATTGATGGTAAAAAGCATCTGGACTTATGTAGAGGAAAGAGAGTAAATATTTTTGATATGTATTATGATAAGTTTGGTGCCGGAGTGATTAAAAAAATTGATTTTGGATGTGGAAAAATAAATCCAAAATCGTGGGGTTATAAACCAGCCGAAAGGAAAAGGCGAAAGTGATTTCCCAGAAGGGCGAAAAAAATCTCCCCAAAAATTTTGCCCCAAAAGGTTTTTTAAGAGAG